CATCTTCTAGATTCATGTTAAATCTTTATAATATTTCTCATAACTTTCATTAGATGCATATTCATCACCTAATTTGCTTTTAATATGCGATCCAATATATTTTTCCTTCTTAGGGAATGTAAAATCTTTTTTTATTGTACTTAATTTTTTTTCTACTTGTTTATTAGAATTATGTCTTGAAATTGTCATTAGTCTTTTAATATTTTTTTATTTTTTACCATTCCTGAATATTTGAGTGCCTTTAATACCAAAAATACTTCCGCAGACAAGGATCCAAAGTGAAGTGAACCACGTCGGCAGTGCCGCGAAATGTTCAAAGAACACTTTTATCTTATCCATAGCCGCTGGATCGTCCGACCACACCCCATATGCGAGCACCAAAATGGGCAGTGTGAGAATCGCTAAAACGACCTCGTCCTTGTAGTCGTTTTGACGGGCCTCTAAAAGTTTGCCCTGGTAAGCTTCCTCACCGCGGGCCATCTTAGATGCATGCATATGCTGTGCATCAGCCATAGCCATTTTTGTTTCTTGGCGTTTTTTATAAATGTGACTCGCTGCGTTTAAGCCGAGCTTAAGTGCACCAAAAATTGGAAATGCCATATTAATACCACTTAACTTTGTATGGTTTTTTCTGTTTTGCTGGAACAGAATTTTCATCTCCCTTAGCAATATAGTTTTTTCCTCTGATACTAGTTTTAGATCTAGGATCAACTATCTTTTTTTGCTCAGGAATCTTAAATTCTTTTCCACCTGTTTTATAGTTTATCATAATTTAACCTTTTTTTTATAGACATCTTTTATAGTGCCTTTATTCTTGGAAGCAAAGAAGATTTTTTCACCTTTCTTTTCTCCATATAATTTTATCATTTCTTTTTTAATTTTAGCTCCTTTTTTAGTATAAACCACTATCTAGAACTCCCATTTGTCTTAGGTTTCATTCTAGCAAGCCTCAATCTATTCTCATTTGCCATTTCTTGTTTTTCAATTGAAGTATCAGCTCTTAATTCTGCTAATTCTTCATCTTGTTCTAGCTTATCATCTGTAATATCTCTAGCTTGAACTAATTTAGCTTGATCAATTTCAGTTCTTTCCTGCATTTCTTGTTTTTTACGTTCATTTTCCATTGCTCTTAAATCAACTTCTCTAGATTTAAGTTTTAAAAGTGGATCATGATCAAATTGAGATGTAATTTTTTTCTCTTCCTTCATAAAATCTTCAGTCATCTCTGCAATCAAAACTGCTTTTCTTGCTTCAATGTTTTGTGTCATCTCTTGCACTTGTTGTTGCGCTTGTGGATTCTGTGCTGCCTGTTGTGAAAGCATTTGTATCTGTTGCATCTGTTCTCTGAACTCTAATTGTACCTGTTCTGCAGCCATTAAAGAAATATGCTCTAATATATTTTTCTGTAAAGCAGCCATAACCATCGGATTATTTCTAACCATGTTAGTTGACATAAAATTCAAGTGAGCTGTAACATGTGCTCTATGATCCTGTCCTGGAAATGCTTGAAAAGGTTTTCCTCCTAATGCATCGATATGTTCTAAAGACGGATCTTTAGGTGCATTCGGTGCTGGTGGTGGTAAAATTCTATCTATATCTTTAATTCCTAATGCTTCATACATTTTTCTAAATGCCATGTATAAATTATGCATTTTTGGATTTGACATTGCTAACTGTAGACCAGTTTGAGCAAGTGTCAGTCTTTGAGACATTGAAAAAATATTTGGATCTGCAATTGGTAAAATATCTACTTTTTCATCAAAGTCTGTTACTTTAACGTTTCTTTGTCCACCTACAACATCATATGGATATTCGGGTGGTAAATACTGAGCAAATACTTTTGCTAGTAATTTAAATTCTTTTCTTAAGGCTGAGTATATTCTTTTATGGATTGCTGACATTACCCTTGAACCACGTTCTAAAAGAGCTACGGTCGTACCAACGGCTGCGCCTTGGTTCCCGTCCCCGACCTGCATGTCAGCAATGGACGCGAATCTCTGTCCTGCTGTAACCACAATTCCCATCAACTGCAATAATGTAGCTGAAGGTTCTTTGTATGGTAAAAATACAAATGAGTCTTTTAGATTACCACCAGGTGTGTCAACATCTTTAAATTCTCCTGGTTGTATCGGTGCAGCGTCATCTTTGACTCTAACACCTCTCTGTTTAAATCCGGCTGGTAAATTAGATAAAGTACCCGCGTCTAATAATTGACGGAGAGCAGACGTTGCCGTTCTACTCAAACCGCCAATCATATGAATGAGTCCAAAGCCATAAAATCCTAGTCCTGGCAGAAATTTGAAGTGGACGAAATATTGAACTTTATTTCTTAGTGGATCATTGGGCGCGTAGTTCCTTTTGATTGAAAGAACTTTCATACTACCTTCTTCGATTGTTACGACGTAAGGTAATTTTATTCCAGTTGGCTCACCGTTTTTGCCAACATCTTCGAAACCTTCTAAATCTAGATTTACATGACACTCTAATAGTGTGTACATGCTTTCTACTCTAGTTGTGTTAGTGGTTCCTTCTAATTCTCTTTTCTTATCTTCAACCTTATCAGCATTTACATCTGATACAGGTTTTGTTAATTCGATATCGGTATAGAAACCGTTTACTTGTTGTTTTCTTAAATCATTTTCTGAAATTTTTATAACATGGACCACCGCTTCCGCATCGTCTAATGAGGTAGCCGTATACGGAACTACGAGGTCATCTGCGGGCACGAACTTAGAAACAGCTCTCCCGAGTAAATCATCATAATAAACTTTTTTAAAAGTAGAACCACTTAGTGGTAGATGAAATAACATTTGATCAAACTCTGGTTCATATTCTTTCATCTGATCCATAAGTTGATAATTCATAAAATCTTTAACTCTTTGTGACTGAGCTTCTTTAGCAGGATTGGATACTCCTAAAATCTGAGTTCTAACTGGTCCATCTGCAGGAAGTAATTCTTTGTAAGCTAATGCCTGAAATTGTGTAACTGCTTCAGCGAGAACTGGGTGCGTTGCACCTGACGCTCCTTGGAAAGGTTCTGATCTATTATCATATTTAAATCCTAAAAGATCTAAACCTTTAACGTAAGATTGTTCCCAATCTTTTCTAGACATTTTATAATCTGTATAATTTTGTCTTAATTGAATTCCAACTGGATCTAAAACTGTTTCTGGAAGTATATCTGCTAGATTATCAAAATGCGTGTTTGACTGTGCCTGGTTCACGGCACCTGGATCAAAATTAACTGTAGCACCACCATCTTGATCTGGTGTTACTTCTACTGGTTGTCGCTGCGGTAATTGTCCCGTAATGTCGACATCAGTTGGTGCCTGTGCACCAGGTATTTTTACTTCGTGTCTAACATTCGGGAGTGATTTATCTATATCTGCCATTTATACTCCTTACTATATGTATCATATTCTGGTGTAGAAGCCAAGCCTTGTGATTGAGGTCCTCCAGTTGGTGCTATTGCATTTGGTTTACGTATTCCTACCATACCGCCGCCTGCATACATGTAACCTATTTGATCACGTAAAGGTTCCATTTGTTTACCTGACATTGCAGCACCATACATAGGATGAACTCTTTCATATCCAATTCCTCTTTCTTGTAAATTCCATTTATCTAATTCTTGAGGGCTCATGGCTGCTATTTTTTCTCTAGCTAAAGTTGAAGGCGATTTTTCTAAGCCTAACCAATGTTTAGGTTTCAAAGCTTCAAGACTAAATAAATCTGCTTGGAATACATCTCCTACACCGCCTGCATAAGGATCTATTCTTTTTTTCCTGCCTTCTAAACTTTTATTCCATTCTGTACGCATTAATTCTTTTGAAGCTTGATTATAAATTTCAAATCCATAATTTGAATCTTTATCTCCAATGGCCCCAAAATAAAATCCTGCCACACTTTCTCGTTCTTTTTTCAAATTCTCAAGTTTTTCTTTTAACTGTTGAGCTCCTTTTTCAGACGAAAAAGGAGTATAGCCTTTTTCCATTCCTTCAATTCCTACTTCAGTATCTTTAATCTCTTTTGAAAGTTTACCATATCTCATTATATGTTCTAAAGCTTTGATATCTTTTTCACCATAACCTAATTTTTTAGCCTGCTCTGATATTGCATTTTCAGTTCCTCCTTTATCCCACAATCCGAAAGTCATGTTTTTCCACATTTCACTGCTTGCTCTTTCTTCGGACATTCCTTTTTGAATATTGTTTTTTTTATCTAACCAGCCTATTACAATTTCTGGCCATACCCAATCTGATGCTAATAATCTTAAACCTTTCGGTCCTAATTTTTTTGCATCTTTAAGAATATCAGTAGCGATGAATCCGGCTTGACCTTTTTTAAGTTTTATTCCTCTTTGACCTAAAATTTTTTCTATTTCTTGTATCTGTTTGTCTGTAACTTCAGGGACATTAAATTTATATTTTTCCATTCCAGCTGCTTTTAATAAATTTGGATCTATATTTTTTATATTTTTTGCAATTTTATTTTGATTTTCTAAACTAGATAAAATTTGGCTCTTTAAGTCTTCAGCAATAAATTTAAACTTCGTTGGATCAGTTACTTCTTTTCCAACTTTTGTCATCGGCAACTCTATTTGGTGGGCGATTTTCTCAATTGCTCTTTGAGCTTTAATATTATTATTTTTAATAGCCTTTCCATATACTTTATCAAATTGAGCCTTTAAACCCATATTTAATTCTTGTGTAATTGGAGAAACGTTTATTTTTTGTAATCTAACATCCGTCCCTAACTGATTTATAACTTTCATAGAAAGAGGATGATCTAAATTTAATATTAAACCTTCAGGTAGAGCATCTTTTAATTTATAAAATTCATGTATTCTACTTTTAAATAATTTATATAGTTCAGGATTTTGATATTTTTTAGCCGCTTTGAATCCTATAGTCTTATCTAATAAATCAGTAATAGTTCTTCGTGCTATCTTATCTACACCCTCAATCTTATTCATTGAACGCAACAAAGCACTTAAAGGAGTTTTTTTATCCGGAAGATATCTTACAAAATTTGTTTCTTCTTTTCCCAATAAAGAGGTATTTTTATATATATCCTTATAAACAGAGTTAATTAAGTTGTTGGTGTTTATTTGAGAAAGTTTTAATTGTTTAGCAACAGTTTTTAAATCTAATTTATCGGATGTGTTTAATATTTCTAAAAATTTCTTTTTATTAGGATCTACAGCCGCTAATGCCTTTTCTGTGTCGACAATTTTTTGAACTTCTTTTATTTTTCCTACTCTTCCTTCATGTAAAGATAAAATTTCAGTAGGATCTCTTCCTAAGATTTCAGAAAGTTTCTTCATAGCCTTCGAATCTTTTCCTCCTTTAATAGCTGGATTCCAAAAATCAACTACCCATTCGTTTGGTATTTTTCCTCCTCTTTGTCTAATATTAGATTTCAAAGCAGTAAGGTCCCCTGACTTTACAATGTCATCTACTAAACTTTTAAAATTAGCATCTCTTTTTTGAATTCTCAACTCAGCTGATTTTTTAGGACCAACTTTTAATTTTATATTTTTTTGAGCAAGTTTATCTCTTTTCTTTATTAAATTTTCTATTTCTATCTCTGTTCCATACTTAGTGCCTTTATACTCATCACTTAATATGGTATTTGTAGGAAATTTAATTTTGTACTTACCTGTATTAGGTCCTCTAGTAACTAATTTACCTTTATAATACCCGATCCGTCCACCGTCAGCTCTGCCACCATCAGCTAATTCAATTCCTAGTTCTTTTGCTTTTTCTTTAATTAAATCTTTAACAAACCATTCAGGCATCTTAGAACCTTTTAAATATTCTTTAAATCTTTCCACATAATCGTAAAATACTTTTTGATTTCTTTCTTCCTGCGATAGAGGATTTGGTTCTGGTAGAACTGTATTACCATCATTGTACCCAGCTCTGCCACCTTCAGCATGTGGTTTTAAAAACGGATTAGGTTTCCAGGTTTCTAAAGTTTCACCTGGTCTTAAAGGTTCTGATTGCTCTAGGTCGGGATCGGAAGCGTCAGGGATACTAGCGTACCGTAATTTAGGATCCTTGTACATTTCTATATTCTTAAATACTTTTATATAATCTAAAATACTTCTCATTCGCCCAACATTCCTGCAAGTCCGCCTGATGCATGAGACGACACTCCTGTTTTTTCTTTCATTGCTTTATAAATATCAATATCTTTTAAAGCTGCATCAAGATCTTTTAATTGTTTTTCAGCGTCTCTAATCATTTGTTCTGATACTTTTTTATATGTTGCTGGATCAAGGCCCTTCGGTGGATTTTTCAACATGTCTTTAGAAACCTTAATACGAAGTTTCGCATTTTGTTTAGCATCTAATAATTGTTGTTTAATAACACCTGCTTTATATTCTTTAAATCCTGTTAAAAAAT